TGGAAGCTCAGATGCAAGCAACAATGGCTCAGATTCAGATCGAGCAAGAGAAGCTTGCTATTGAACGTGAAGAACTTGCACTTAAAGAACAAGAGTTTATGCTTGACGTTAAGAAGCATGAAGACGAAAACGAGTTTAAAGTAGCTGAGCTTAACTTGGAGGCGCGCAGTGAGAGAGCAGTCAAGATTGGTAACTAGCCTAGCAAGTGAAAAGGCTGACTTAGATACAAGGCTTAAAGTGGCACACGCAGCCCATAGGCTTATAGGAGATGAAGCAATACAGTTTATTTTCCAAGAAATGGAAGATAATTTGTACAGGGCTTTTTCTAGCGTACCAACACCTGAGCAGGGTGAAGGGATCTGGAGAGAGGTTAAAGTAGTTAAGGCTTTGAAAGAGAACTTGGAGTGGTATGCAAACCAAAGAGAAACCCTCGCCAAAAAAGGCCGAGGAAGATAAAGAATATTACATTGTGTCCAGCGATTTAATGAACTGGATGCGTGGTGTAGCTTTTACGAAGCTTACGATGCAAGAGGTGGATGGTTTAACAGACGAACTGTTTAACACACCAACTATGCAGCAATATCTTGAGTTAAAAGAAACACAAAAACCAAAAATCATAACTTAACAATAAGGACAACTGGAAACAGATCCTTGAGGAAATAACAATGTCAGACAATGAGAACAACTCTTCGGAACTCTCTATTAACGAACCCATTACACAGGATGCTGGATTAGAGGCAATAATGGGCATGATCAATCCTAAGCAAGAGCTAGGAGAAATTGAAAATGAACCTGTAGCTGAAGCGGAATCTGAAGAAGAATATTCTGAAGAAGAAGTGGAAGAAAACTTGGATCAGCTAGAAGAAGTTGAAGCCGAAGAAAGTGATGAACAGACAGATGATGAAATAGAGTTATCTGGAGACATCGAGCTTGAAGACGGTGAATATGAATATTTAGTTAATGCTCGCGAATATCTTAACGAAAATGGTCTTGATGACATTGAGAAGATTAAAAGCGGCATCTTGATGCAAGGTGATTATACACGCAAGACTCAGGCGTTATCTGAGGAGCGTAAAACTTTTGAGGCGGAGCGAAATCAATCTTTAGAAGAAACAGCAAAGCTGTTAGAGATTGCACAAGCGATGGTATACGGTCAGCGACCAACCCATACGACTGAAGAGTTATTAGCTCTAAAACAATCAGATCCTTACGCTTATGAACAAGCATTGGAAAATCGAGTTCTTTTTGAACAGAAAGAGCAAGAGATTAACAATGTAGCTGCCAAAGTAACAGAGCAGTACCAAGCACAACAAGCTGAGAAATTACAGGCCGAAGCTGCGAAGCAAGCGGAACTGCTAGTTCAGATGGAGCCTAGCTTCTCAGATCAGAAAGTTGCAGCCCAGAAAGTTGAAATTATGGGTGAATACTTTTCTAGTATCGGTGGTGATCCAGAATTACTTGGGACAATCACAGATGCAGTTGTGTTGAAGGTATTACATGATGCTGCTATGGCGCATGGTTCTAAGAAGCAAGTAGAGGCTACTAAGAAGTCGCCAAAGAAAAAAGCTTCTAAGACTGTCATAAGAAAAGGTACGTCAGCGAGTCGAGCACAAAAACAGGCTGCTGCACAGTCTAAAAGATTAAAGAATGCCACCGAGAGTGATGGCTCTTTCTCAAGAGATTCCGCAGTAGATTTAATTTTAAATTCTTTTAATTAGGTAATATATCATGGCTACAATCGCATCAACCTCAACAGTGGCTTTAGACGCTGTAAATAACATTCGTGAAGATTTAGGTAACGTAATCTTTAACGTAACTCCATTTATGACTCCTTTCACTTCAGGTATCGCACAAACTCGTGCTACTGCTGATACGCATGAGTGGTTAACTGACACATACGCAGATTCCGTTGCCAATAACGCTTCTATAGAAGCTGCTGCTGCTACTGCGCCTGTGACTGGTGTTGCTGGCTCAACTCGTACTCGTATCGGTAACTTCATTCAGATTGCAGACAAAACTGTAACTGTTACTAAGAAAGCTGAGTTCATGGATCGTGCTGGCGTACCTGGCAAAGAAATGGCTTACCAGTTAATGAAGCTTGGTAAAGAGCTACAGATGGATGTTGAAAAACAAACATTAGGTTGCTATGGCGCAAACGCTACTAAATCTCAAGGCACTGCTTCTGCTGCTGGTGTTTCTGGCGCATTTGGTTCTTTCATCGTAACTAACCAAGAAGCTAACGGTGGTACTGATAACCCAGGTAATGGTGCTGGTGTGGGTGATGGCTCTACTGTTCCTGTAGTAGCTGGCAGCACAACTCAGATCGACCAAGGTAAAATGGACGATCTTCTTGACGGTGTTTGGGATAACTCTGGTGACATCAACAGCGCTAAGATTATGGCTTCTGCTGGCACTGTATCTTCATTGCGTAACACTTTAAGTGGTATGGCTGACAATGTAGATGCAAACTTGAACGCTAACGCTACAGGTGGTGGCAACATCATTTCTCGCGTAGCTGTTTACGTTTCTCAGTTTGGCCCTATTGCTGTTGTTCCTAACAAGCATATGCCAGCTAACACTTTGTACGTTGTTGACTACAGCACTTGGGGTTTAGCTTTTGCTGGTGGTAAGAAAATTCATACTACTGACATCGCTACTCAAACTTCTGCTGAACAAAAACTTTTAGAGTGCTACTACACTTTAGAAGCGCGTTCTGAAGAAGCTAACGCTGCGTACTACAACATCGCTTAATTTTTAAGTGGTAATGGATGGGGAGCTTCGGCTCCCTTTTCCTGTATTCAATTATCGGAGAATGTTATGCCACAAGGTAAAGGTACATACGGTTCAAAAAGAGGTCGTCCACCAAAGAAACCAAAGACTGGTGCAAAACCGATGAGTCCCGCAAAGAAAAGAACTAGAAAGAGGTAGGGAGATAAAAATGTCATCTGGAAAAGGTTTATACGCAAACATTCATGCTAAGAGAAAACGCATCGCAGCAGGTAGCGGTGAGAAGATGAGAAAGCCTGGATCTAAAGGCGCACCTACAGCTAAGGCGTTTAAGAAAGCGGCAAAGACAGCTAAAAAGAAGTGAGAGAACAATGGATCAACATATAGATAGGGAGTTAAGTAACGGAGTTACTGAAGACAACTACCTTACTTCAGAAGGAAGTATCGTACAAACTTTCAGTCAAGACATTACACAGCTTCTTGAAGATAACAAAAGAGCGCGTAACGCAACTAGCGACTGGAAAAAGTTTGATCCAAAACAGAATTACCATCAAGTTTTAGATTTATCTATGACTGATGCAATGAGAATTAAAAACGAACATGGTATTGATATTCTTAACGACACAGATATAGATTGGAAATATTTTTTTAAGCTCATCGAAACACACTACCCTTATATGAAAACCACAACAGCGAGACTGTAATGGCTTTATCAACAAACGCAGACCTACAGGCAGCAATAGCCGATTGGTTAAATAGATCAGACTTGTCAGCTCAGATACCTGACTTTTTGACGTTAGCGCAATTAAAAATAAACCGTAGACTATCTATCGTAGAACAAGAGATTCTCGCAGAGATCACTCCTGTAGCTCAGGCTACAACTCTGCCAGTAGGTACTAAATACGTTATTAGCGTATCAGACTCACAAGGCCGTAGAGTAGAAGCGGTATCAATGTCAGAGCTTCTTGACTACGCAGCAGAAGGTGGATCAGTAACACGATATTCAGTGTCTGGCGATAAGATTTACTTTGCGCCAACACCAGCATCAGATAATACAGATGCGTTTAGCGTTCTATATAGCGCAGACAAGGATTTAAACGGTGGCGATAGTGGCCCTGTATTATTGCAAGATATTTATTTAAACGCAGCACTTCACGAAGCTTACGTCTATCTAAAAGACGATGGTCGAGTAGCATACTTCAAAGGTATGGTTGACGAAGGTGTTGCAAACGTACAAGCAAGACGAGCCAAGCAAGGCGTTGGCAGAGCACGAATTAAAGACGAAAGTATAGCAGCCAATGGAGGCCCGTTAGTCTAATGACTTCATCAATAGTAAGAACGAACCCAACTGCGGGTACAGCTACAACCTCTAGCGTTAGAGATAACTTTGGTCATGCGGCTGATGAAATTAACCGTCTGTTACGAGCAAGCACTGATAAAACTACAACAGCTAACTCTGTAACTCTTACGGCAACTTTTGCGGATGTCCCGACATTCACCCTTGTTGATGGCATAAGAGTTTTATTAGAAGTTGCAGTGTCTAATACAAATACATCACCTACTTTAAATGTAAACAGCACTGGCGATAAAAATATAAAGAAAGCTGATGGTTCATCTCTAGCTGCTGGCGATCTTGTTGCTGGCGGTTACTACGAGTTTGTATATGACTCAGGTGAAGATGAATGGAAGGTATTAAACCTACCCATCTCTAAGGAAAAGAATCTACTAGAAACTATCCTTGGCGGTTTGTACCCAGTAGGAAGTCTGCTAACAACTACTGTAGCTACTGATCCAGGCACTGCTGATTACTTCTTTAGCGGTATTACATTCGGTACTTGGGAAGCGTATGCAGCAGGTCGTACTATTGTAGGTCTTGATACTGGCACTACAATAACCTCTGCAAGCTCTTCATCTAACGTAGTCACACTTGTTGTTGCGAGTCATTCACTATCTGCTGGCGATTCAATCGTTGTTAGCGGCTTTACAAGCGATACTGACGCTAATGGCACGTTTACAGTTGATAGCACAACATCTACAAACATTGTCTACACAGCGACAAGTGTTAGCGATGGTGCTTTAACAGGAACAGATTTACTCGTTAAGAATGCTGCCTTTGATACAGCGCAAGAAGTTGGTGGTGAGTCTAGCCATATGCAATCTGAATCCGAGGTTGCTAACCATAGACACCATCTTGTCGCAAACCAAACAGTAGCTGAGTCTGGTCACACTGGAGTCGATAACTATATAGCAACTCAAGCATCACAATCAGGCTCAACCAATCAGGCTTACATTTTAAGACCCACCACTGTTGAGGCTAATAGGTCGCTATCTAGTTTTAAGACTGTTGATTCTAGTGGTAACGAGGTCGCCCAGACTGCTATGAACAACTTACAGCCATACATAGTTACTTATATCTGGAAACGAACAGCTTAGGATTAGTCAATGCCATTTGAAACTGATAAAAGCGGTGGTTTTAAAATAGATGCCTCAGAGCTTCTAAAGACTGGCGTATATCCAGAAAGATTTGACCGTAAGATCCCATTTTGGGAGACTGTTGACGGTGTGCAGTATACCGAATTTGGTATGCGTAGAAAGGCTGGACGTTCGCCTATACATGATTACAAGGAATCTCCTCAGTCGTCTAACACGCCAATGCGAGGGCTTACAGCCACTCGTGAGTACGGCACTAAGGTTGCTTATGTTGCAGACTTAAACAACATATACTCGTATGTTCAGTCTGACTCAACAGCATCTCCATCTGGCTCAAGCTCTTTTAATACCGTTGGATCTGGCTACACTCTTATAAGAAACTCTGCTGGAACGACTTGGGATTCAAGCGAAGCTCTAACAATAACTGCTGCGGCCATAACAAGCGGAACTATCTCAATAACAACAGATAGCGATCATGGATTAATACCTGGAGAGTCTGTAACTCTTTCAGGCTTAACTGGTTATTCAAGCCCAAACCCAAACGCTACATGGACTGTAAGCTACCCAACAGGATCAGGCTTCACTCCGTCTAACGTAATTTCAATTCAAACTGGCACATCAACAACAGAAACATACGGCACAAGCGGATCAAGTCTAGCGACATTGCCTGAAACAAACTGGGACAATTCTAGTACAAGTTGGGATGAAGCGGTTAATGAATCAGATCAATGGGACTTCGAGACT